AAAATTTATCTTTTGTAGATATCTATAATATTAAATGGATATGTTTACAAAAGAACTGGAATGAAGTAAATGAAGATAAAGAACAAGTTCTTAATAATAATTTAGACAACTGGCACAATCATTTATGGGGAAGTAAACAAAAATGGCACACGTGGGATAAAGATGGAAATTTTGTTTTTTCAAAACCAAAGTTAGGAAAAATAACTACACAAAAGGATTGGAAATGAAAATAGCAGTCTGTATAAGTGGAATAGCAAGTAGAATCCCCGAATACGAAAAAGTCATAGACTTACAAAGAAAAGTTTTTGGAAAATATGATTTCTTTTTCCAACAATGGGAAGGATACCCTAGACCCAATGTACCAAATTGTGAGATAAATCCAGAACCAACATGGGACTACCACTGTATTTTAGATGCAAAAGTAAAACCAGATTGTGATATCTATGAACGGTATACAAAGCCAGGTGGGAAAATAGAACGTAAAGGATTAAAGAAAAAATTTACGTACTCAGCAAATCAAATTATATCACACGCATTCCTTGTAGACAGTTTGCCAAATGAGTACACCCACATTATTAAAACAAGATTTGACACATTAGTATCAACAAAAGTAGATTTTGAACCTTACATTGAAATGTTACTAGATGATTGGAACATAGGTTTTTATGTAGGTGGAAAAGATAATCCTACGCCATTACACACTCTAACAGAATATGATCATACAGGACCAAGATGTAAATGGCGTTTGTTTGATCATTTGCTATTTCACCCACGCGATAGATTGAAAAATGTTTTTAAGCTAAAGGAGGAACAAAAATTGTTAGGGACCGAGTGGGGATGGTACCAATTACTTGTTGAACCTTACAATGATTTAAAATATAAAAATGTAATAGGCGGCACGTCATTAGAAAAATGCACTAGGCATCCTTTACAATGGGATCAGTTTTGATGCAGTATCGAGGATGGACAGTAATAGATGATCCTATGTATGATAGATTAATAAAAGAGAATATTAATTTTATCGACAACGATATCAAAGAGATGTCGGTGATTATTGACAAACACGTAAAACAAAGAGACGTTGCTGTGGACATAGGGTGCCATTACGGATTCTTCACAAAGTTTTTATCGCAACAATTCGAGACTGTTCATGCATTCGATTTCAATAATGATATCTTTGAATGTTTCAAAGAGAACATGAAAAAGTTTAAGTGTAAAAATGTTATTGGCTATCCACATGGATTGGGTGAGAAACAAAAATATGTTGCGACAACAGATTGGTCTGAAAAACATAAGAGGCGTGGGCCTTTATCAAATCACATAGATCTGGATGGGGAAATAAAAAATCAAAAAATTAAAAAACTAGACAGTTTTAATTTGAAGAATGTTGGACTGATCATGATGGACACAGAAGGATACGAATTAAATGTTCTCAGAGGTGCCGATCAAACAATTAAAAAATTTAAACCTGTGCTAGTGATGGAGTTTCACAAAACGTTTTCGAATAGATTTAATAATCTTACAGGAAGGTTTGGATACGATCTAGAACAGTTACAAACATATGTAGAAAATTTAGGATATAAATCTATAGGTTACATAAACAAAGTTGATCAAGTTTTTGTATCAAGATAATATACGCAGATAAATAAAACTGCTCAAGGCAATAACAGGCAAACATAGGCAATGAAAAAAGACAAAGAACTGAACGACATAACAAGGCTGTACGATAGATTCATTAGGCAATGTCCAGGCACAGAAGAATACACGCAAAGGCTCGCCGAGGAAACTCAAATCATCCTTCGACTACGTTTCGTAGACTACTTCATCCAAATATGTGATATACTTGCAATGACCAGAGACATACCTCATATGACTCGTGGATCTGCAGGTTCATCGCTTGTCTGCTATCTACTTGGCATAACAGATGTAGATCCTGTAGAGTGGAGAATACCGGTGGCACGGTTTCTCAATCCTAACAGAGACGACCTACCTGATGTCGATATAGATTTCCCCCATTATCGTCAGGCAGAAGTCATGCAGAGAATATTTGATCGTTGGCCCGGAAAGTCTGCTAGAATATCAAATTACGTGCTCTATCAAGATAAGTCGGCAAGACGCGAAGCGGCAAAGCGATTAGGTGCCAAGGGTAATCTCCCTCGCAGGTTTACATACGAATCGGTAGGAGTTGATCCTACTGAGGCAAAGCGTATAGAAAACAAATTGAAAGGCAAAAAAAGATGCATATCAAAACACTGTGGAGGAATACTAATGTTTCAAAGGCAACTACCAAAAAGTCTGTTCACGGCAGAAAATCAAATACTATTGGACAAAAACGAAGTCGAGGACCTCGAGCATCTCAAAGTGGATGTTTTAGCCAATCGTGGTTTATCACAACTCATAGAGATAGATCCAACTATGAGATTAACCGATTACCCGGAGGAGGACTCCGCTACTTCAGACCTGTTATGCAGGGGAGATGTGTTGGGAGTGACGCAGGCAGAGTCACCTGCGATGAGAAGGCTGTTCAGAGCCATACAACCAAAACAAAGACGTGATTGTGTTTTTGGAACAGCACTGATCAGACCAGTTGCAATATCCGGACGCAAAAAAGCGACCATGTTTCATGACTGGAGCCAGGAGCGAATGAGTGATACCATAGTGTACGAGGACGATGCCATAGACAGAATATCGGAAGTGCTTAACATAGACAAGTACGAGGCAGATATGTACAGAAGAGCATTTGCCAAAAAGAACGAAGAAAAATGTATGGAGTTTGTTTCCAGGCTAGGAAATAATCCACGCAAAGACGAAATAATAACAATGCTACAATCACTTTCCGGTTTTGGTTTGTGTCGTGCTCATGCTGTTAATCTGGGAAGATTGATATGGGCATTGGCTTATCAAAAAGCACACAACCCAGAAAAATTTTGGCAATCGTGTTTGAAACATTGTCAAGGATCATACAAGCGTTGGGTATACAGGATTGAGGCCAAACGTGTTGGCATAGAAGTTATCACACCTAGCAATTCGGACCATTGGGATACTCCGCAGTTTCAATATAGAAAATACGGATGGTGGAGCTCACAGGAGTTCATGCCCGGTATGTATGTAAGAGAGCTATATGGAGATAAAGTAGAGTTTGCCGGCTTGATAGCAAACGGCAGAGTGTTTCGAGGTGACAAAGGAAGATATGTTACGTTTCTAACACTAGGCGTTGGTAATGGACAATACATTGACATAACAATCAAAAAACCATTTTCGTATAGTGATCATGATGTCGTCTGGGGTCAGGGAACAATAAGACATTCAAATAATTCAGACTATGTTGAGTGTTACGATTACCAAGGTCATCGTTTAGAAAAATTTACCAAAGCGTAAGCAAAAAAATACGCGAAAGCGTAAATGCGTAAAGACGGCCTGTCCTCTTTTGAACTGACCGCCTGTACGTAGTAGATTATAATTAGAATTTAAATTTAAATCCTACAGTAGTTTCTGTGTGATCCAAATTTACATCGAAATCATTGTTCATGTAAACAGTTGCACCACTTGTGCCGATGCTTTTGTCGAAGTCCAATTCATATGAATCGAAAGTTGCGTCCAAGTCATCATCCACAGTGTAATTGATTCCAGAAGTTGCGCCGATGCCTCCCCATAATTCAACATGTGAATCTAGGTACATAGCGTTTGTTTCTGCTTCAATTTTTCTTTCAGCACCGATTGTGAAATCAACATCTGCCGCTTCCGCTGGCGCTGATTTAAGCACTAGGTAGATTAGGGCGATTGCGATTATGACAGCCACACCTATACCCGCCTTTTTTCCTGTTATTTTCATTATAGTCTCCTTTTCTATTAATGATATCGCGATTGCCGGCCGACAATCGCTTCGGATTGTACGACATATTTATAGGTAAATGCAACCTTAAAACGTATTGTTTGGTAAAGTTTTTGAAACCTATGACATGGCTGTAAATACTACACCATGGGAATACACTACGATTACAAAAGCACACGCGGTGCAAAGAAAATGAAAAAGCAACAGCAACGTGATGATCGCAGAAAAAAGAAAAAAGGAC